AATGCCGAGACTTGGACCCCAATTTCTACAACGCCAGAGAGCTGGACACCGGTCTCAGATAGTTCAGAAACTTGGACCGAGATCGCAGATAATTCAGAGACTTGGACACCAATTGAGCGCTAGGAGAAAACATGGCCGATTCCACTACAACCAACCTATTACTGACCAAACCAGAGGTCGGGGCATCAAGTGATACTTGGGGGACCAAGATCAATACTGATCTGGACTCAATCGACGCATTGTTTGATGCTGGTCCATATCTGAAGGTGACCAAGGGCGGCACTGGTGTTGGTACTAAGACCGGAACAGGAAGTGTTGTCTTGTCAGACTCACCGACCTTGGCCACGCCAACCTTAACATCACCTACATTGACAACCCCTGTTCTTGGAACGCCTGCTAGTGGGGTTGCCACAAATTTAACGGGGCTTCCTTTAACTACTGGTGTGACGGGAACTTTACCAATTGCCAATGGCGGTACTAACTCAACTGCCACTGCAACTGCTGGAGGGGTTGGTTATGGAACTGGAACTGCCCATGCTTACACTTCTGCTGGCACTGCTGGCCAGGTGTTGTCATCAACAGGGTCGGGCGCACCTGCTTGGGCATCACCCTCTGGTGGTTTTAGTAATATGGATGTTTTTACTTCATCTGGTACTTGGACTGTCCCATCGGGCGTAGTCAAATGTAAGGTTACTGTCACGGGCGGTGGTGCTGGCGGTGGTGGTTCAAACTATTCTGGTGGCGGTGCTGGCTCTACAGCAATTAAAATACTTACCTTATCTGGTAGTTCTGCAACTGTAACTGTTGGTGCTGGTGGTGCTGGTGCCTCAAATGGAAATGACTCTACTTTTGTTTATGGTGCTACAACTGTAACAGGCGGGAAGGGTTGGTCAACTTTAGCTAACCAAGCTAGTAGTCCCTCGGCTACTGGTGGCGATATAAATATCTTAGGTGGTTCAGGCATGGGGCCTTATGGTTCTACCTCTGGTTCGGGTGGTAATGGTGGAGCTTCTTATTGGGGTGGTGGAGGTACTTCAGAGTCTTCATTTGGGCGAGGCGGTGCTGGTAAAGCATACGGCTCAGGAGGTGGAGGTGGAGGTAGTAGTGATAACACAGGTGGCGCTGGTGCTAGTGGCATTGTTGTTATTGAGTATTAAAAATCATGGACCCCACACAAGCCCAATTAAATTCGCACGTTGATGTCTGCACATTGCGTTATGAGATGCTGTGTGCCAGGATCAAGAGGCTTGAGAACATCATGCTTGCAGTCTCTGGCGTGATGATTACCAGCATGGCCGGAATCATTTTCACGAGCCTTAAATGAAAGATTGGGTTGAAGCAATTATTGCTGCAATCTGTCTTACTTGTTTTGTTGTGTTTTGTACCTACATCATTGCTTTCTCTTTCCCCGTCTGATAAAACAGAGTGGCGGTGTGTCAGGTGGACTTGGTCGGGTGATGTCTACACTAGAAAAGTTTATTGTCTTGAGTGGAAAAAAGTTGAAAGAAAATGATACCCATCGATCCAGTCACAGCTCTAGCAGGCATCCAAAGTGCCGTAAAGCTCATCAAGCAGGCTTCAAAGACTGTTGATGATGTGGCCAGCCTTGGCCCACTCTTAGGCAAGTATTTCAACGCAAAGTCCGAAGCCACCAAGGCCGTAGCCGCCGCCAAGAAGGGTGGCTCCTCTATGGGCATGGCTATCGAGATCGAGATGGCTTTGGAGGCCACAAGGGAGTTTGAGAAAGAGCTGCAAATGCTTTTCTTTCAAGCCAACAAGATGGATGTTTGGCAGAAGATTAAGGCTCGTGCCTCTGCTATGGACATTGAAGACGCACACAATGCGCGTAAAGAAAAAGAAGCAGCCGCCCGTAAAAAGAAGGCCGACCAAGAAGACCTAGAACTGGGCCTAATGCTTGGTGGTCTGGTGCTTGTTATTGTTCTTTGTGCTTATGGCATCTATGAGATTCTGGACCACTGCGCTACCAACAGGTGTGGTCGGTGAATGAGTATCAAAAGACTGCGGATATGTTTTTCAAAATCCTTGGTGGTGGATGGGCAGCAATATTGTTTTTCGATATTATGAAAATACTTCCTAACTTCTTGTCAGACAGAATAATGAATGCCATCATTGACAGGCTGCCAATATGAGATATCTATTGCTTGTGTTGTTGCTTACTGGCTGCGAAGAAAAGTATCGCTATAAGTGCCAGAACCCTGACAACTTTCATGCAACAGAGTGCCAAAAGCCTAGATGTCTATTCACTCAGACTTGCCCAGAATATTTGGTAGCACCCATCTTGGAGAAAAAAGTTGATGAAGTTAAACCTAACAACTGAAGAGATTGAGGTCAGGGTCTGGGGCATTGTGGTGCTTGCTGTCACCCTGATTCTTTTCTTTATCGTTATTTCACTTTTGTATTCAGTGACCTTTGTCACCCAGCCAATCAAATCAATGGCCCCCATTGACCAGGCATATACAAAGATGCTGAACGACATTGTTCTCTTGATTGTGGGCGGTATTGGCGGTGTTATTGGTAAACGTGCCATGACCAGCAAGCCTCAACCTCCCATGATGGGCCAGCAGCCGGTGTGCCAGCCCATGCAGGGTCAGTACGGCTACAGCAACAATCACGGGTTTACATCTAGCACCAACGGCATCCCAAGCCAGCCCTTTGGCGCCATGCCAACATGGACCAACCCAGAGCTTGATGAGTCATGGACCCCTGGTCCACCACCGACAACGCCACCGGACCATCTTGAGGATGACCATGAGCGCATACAACTGGCTGCGGCCAGACAGGAGTCAGAATAATGTTTGGCATTCCATTACCCTATATTGCTCTGGCCATCTGCATTGCTTTGTTTGGGTCTTACCGAGGTGGCTATCACTTTGGCTGGCAAGACAGGGACAATGATATGAAACTGGCCATTGCCAAAAAAAATGATGAGGCCAGAGCTACCGAGCAAAAACTTAACGAGCAATTGAATGCAAACGCAACCAAGTTACAGGAGACCACTAATGTCATCAATCAAAAGCAGTCTGCTCTTAATCGTGCTATCAGCGCTGGCAGGGTGCGCATCTCAGCCCCCAGTTGTGTTCAAGCCAGCGCAAGTGCCACCATTGCCGCCCCAAATAGCAAAGAAACAGGAAGCCAATCTGACAGACCGGCTGACCCAGCTCCTGATGCCGAGCGAGAAACCCTCCAAGCCATTGCCGAAATAGTGGCCCAAGGCGACAGGAACACGGCCCAGCTCAATGCCTGCATTGATGCCTACAACGAAGTGAGGAGTTTGGTAAATGGTCAATAGTGAGCAATTATCTAGACTGCACATTGGCCCAGAGTGGGTCGATGCATTGAATGAAACATTTCAGCGCTTTGACATTTCAACGCCACTGCGCCAGGCTGCATTCATTGGCCAGTGTGGCCATGAGTGTGGGAACTTCAGAATTCTTGAAGAGAATTTGAACTACAGAGCTGAAGCCCTGCAAAAGCTCTGGCCCAAGCGCTTTGACGCGGCCAAGGCCCAGATGTGTGCCAGAAACCCCAAGCTCATTGCCAACACTGTCTACAGCAGCCGCATGGGCAACAGGGATGAGGCAAGTGGTGATGGGTATCGTTTTCGCGGCAGAGGCTGCATCCAGCTCACAGGCTCTGCGAACTACCACCATGCTGGCCAAGCGCTGGGTGTGGACCTTGTCATGCAGCCAGAGCTGGTGGCCACGCCCCAGTATGCTGCGCTGACAGCTGGGTGGTTCTGGAACACCCACAAGCTCAACCAGTATGCAGACAGCCAAGACTACAAGACCCTGACCAAAAAAATCAATGGCGGGTTTATAGGTTTAGACGATAGGATTAAGCACATCAACCATGCATTGTCAGTCCTGACATAATTGCCCCATGTCCAGCCAAACCCAACAACTTGAAAACCCTGCACCACCAAGCCTTGGTTATCCGACCGAGGTGTATGAGCGCAGGCACTTCAATGAGAACAATGGCGCCCTGTCTGGCTACTTTAAAAAGCTCTCCAGCATCTTTGGGTCTCTGTTTGGGCCAAGGGGTGGCCGGTTTATGAATAACCCCCATGGGGCATTTCAAGATTCCACAGACCAAGTGGCGGCCAACACCACCACGGCCTATGCCGTCACATTCAACACGACAGACTTTTCCAATGGCGTGACCATGGCCAGTGGGTCCAGAATCACTGTGGCCGATGCCGGAATCTGGAACTTGCAGTTTTCCATTCAACTAAAAAACACTACAAACGATGGTCAAGATGTGGATATTTGGTTTCGCAAAAATGGTACAAACATTGACAATTCAAACAGCAGATTTCACTTGGTAGCAAGAAAAGGCTCTGGTGACCCTAGCCATATCATTGCTGCATTGAACTTTTTTGTAAGTATGAATTCAAACGATTACATTGAAATTATGTGGAGAACTGAAAACACTGGTGTAAGTATTGAGCATTTTGGGACAAGCGCCAGCCCCACAAGACCAGCAGTCCCATCTGCCATTGTCACAATGAGCTTTGTCTCAAACATTACCTAAATACTGCCATGTACATACCTTTAAAGCTACCCCCAGGTGTTTTCCGAAATGGTACTGAGTACCAGGCAGCAGGCCGCTGGTATGACGCAAACCTAGTTCGCTGGTATGAGGGGACGCTGCGCCCCATCAATGGGTGGCGCACCAGGTCATCTTCAGCCATGACGGGTTCATGCCGAGGATTGATCACTTGGCGCGACAACAGCGCAAACCGCTGGATTGGTGCTGGCACGCACTCAAAGCTCTACGCCATGAATGAGGCTGGGACACTCAAAGACATTACGCCCACAGGCTTTTCCACTGGTTACGCCAACGCAACAGTGCAGACCGGCTACGGCTACGGCACTTACAGCTCATTTGCCTATGGCGTGGCAAGGCCAGATACAGGAACAACTGTGCCAGCGACCACATGGTCCATGGACACATGGGGTGAGTATTTGGTGGCTTGCTCAAACCATGACGGCAAGATTTACGAGTGGCAATTAGGCTTTGGAACGCCAACACTGGCCGCTGCCATTACCAATGCGCCAACTGGCAATAAAGCGATTCTTGTCACTCAAGAGCGCATTATCTTTGCCCTTGGCGCTGGTGGTAATCAAAGGAAGGTGCAGTGGTGCGACCAAGAGAATAATACCCAGTGGACACCGGCAGGTGACAACTTGGCAGGTGATTATGAGCTGGCAACACCAGGCACATTGATCGCTGGCAAGCGGGTCAAGGGTGTCAATTTACTGTTTACAGATGTGGATGTCCACACGGCCCAGTATGTTGGCGCGCCATTTGTCTATGGCTTTGAGAAGGCGGGAAGCGGCTGCGGTCTTATTTCGGCCCAAGCGGTCTCTGCCATTGACACTGCTGCCATCTGGATGAGCAAGTCTGGCTTTTGGATTTATGACGGCTACGTCAAGCCACTGCCCTGCGATGTGTCTGACTACATCTTTGACAACGTCAATTTCTCTCAGGCAAGTAAGATTTACTCGGTCCATGTCAGCAAGTATGGTGAGATTTGGTGGTTCTACCCGTCAAGTGGTAGCAACGAGAATGACAGTTATGTCACGTTCAACTACCGAGAAAACCATTGGAACATTGGATTGTTGGCCAGATTGGCTGGCACTGACTCTGGCGTGTTCACCTATCCCTTAATGGTGTCTAGCACTGGTTACATCTATGAGCATGAGGTCGGGTTTGCTTATGACAGCGCCAGCCTTTATGCCGAGTCTGGTCCAATTCAATTGGGCAATGGCGACAACATTATGAGTATTCGCCAAGTTGTGCCAGATGAGCAGACGCTGGGTGAGGCTGTGGTTTCATTTAAGACCCGCAATTACCCCACCGGCACACAGTCTACGTTTGGTCCATATACGGCAGCCAATCCAACTTCTGTCAGGTTCTCTGGGCGCCAGGTCAATATGAGAGTGACTGGCAACACATTGGCTGACTGGCGTGTGGGGGTGATGAGGCTTGATGCCATCCCAGCTGGTAAGCGATGAGTGACCAAGAACAATTGGAAAGGTTGCGCCACCATGTGGAGGCTGCCTTAGAATACTCTGGAGGCACACATAATTTTGACGACGTCGCTGAGATGGTTGAGGATCACAGATTACAGCTGTGGCCAGCCAAAGACTCGGTGGTGTTAACTGAGATCATTGTCTATCCCAGGCTAAAGAATTTGCATTACTTCTTGGCTGGTGGCGACCTAGATGAACTCTCACGGATGCGACCATTGATCGAGTCCTGGGGCAAGTCGGTTGGTTGCACCAGGGTGACTTTGGCAGGCCGTAGTGGCTGGTCAAAGACATTTTTAAAAGATGAGGGTTACAGCACCAAGTGGTCTGTAATGGCAAAAGATTTATAGGGGAAGACTATGGCTACACCAGCTTATTTCACAAAATATCCAGATGTTGCACAGGCATATTTGGCAAATAACTATGGCTTAACGCCAGAAGAGTTTGCGGCCACGCATTACGCAAGATTTGGTCAAGCGGAGCAAAGAACGTCTCCTGGTGAGATTGAGATTGCAAATGTTAGGACTGGCCAAGCAGCTGCGCCAACGAATGTCATTCCTTACTTTCGAGCCAACCCTGATGTGGCCAATGCCTACTTGTCCAACAACTATGGATTGAGTCCGGAGCAGTTTGCTGCCGCGCACTTTGCCAAGTATGGCCAGGCTGAGAAAAGAATGGCGCCAACAACAAGCCCGTTTGCCAATGCCACTCAAGGCTTTGCGCAGAACAATCAGCCGGCATCAACTGGCTTGCTTGGCACGCCCCAGAGCTTTTCACAGAACTTTCAGAACTACCAGTCCATCCCCATTGGCGCCCAATATAACCCTGGCGTGGTTGGTGGGACTGGCTCCCCATACTCACAGATCATGGGCCAGATGCGCCCTACAAATGTTGCATACAACCCTTACATCGGTGTTGCATCTAATACGGCCATGGGCGGCTATGACCCAGCACTGTATGACCAGATTGCTGGCAACAATGCAGCCAGATTGGCAGCAGAGCAAGTGGCTGCTGCGGCAGACCCTGGACAAATTTCTGATGGCTTGGCCAATGGCGGCATGGTCCATGGCGGCTTGATGTTTGGCGGCAACCCTCCTGGTCCTGATGATGGTGCTGTCAATCTTGATCTTGGTGAATATGTGATCAAGAAGTCTTCTGTTGATAAGTATGGCAAGGGACTTCTGGACATGATTAACGAAGGCAAAGTGCCTGCCAAGAAAATGAAATCTTTACTGGGATAAGGTGGCAATATGTCAAAAGGTGGAACAACAACATCAACAAGCTCCATTGATCCACAGATCAAAGAAGCATTCTTGGCCAACTTCCAGCAGGCCCAAGGGGTTGCTGGTGCATTGCCGACTCAGCAGTTTGCAGGGTACAACCCAATGTACCAGGCAGGTGAGGAGGCTCTGGTCAACACCGGCCTTGCTGGCCCAGGCATTACCGGCACAGACTTAGCAGCGCAGATGGCCGCGTATGGCGGTGTCTATCAGCCTGCACAAATACAAGCGCAGCAGTCCAATCTGTACTCATCTGGCCCAGGCTCAATTGCTTCTTACATGAATCCTTACACAGAGTCTGTGCGTAAGAACGCATTGGCTGATTTGGAGTCTTCACGCCAGATGGCCATTCAGCAGATGGGTGAACGCGCAAGCGCTGCCAAGGCATTCGGTGGTTCGCGCCAAGGTGTGGCCGAGAGCTTGACCAATCTTGGCTTTGCCAAGCAGGCTGGCGCCCTTGGCACTCAGTTAAACGAGCAAGCATTCAACCAAGCCATGGCCATGCAACAGGCCGACATTGGCCGAAGATCAGCAGCCGACATTGCCAATCAGCAAGCAGGCTTGCAAGGTGCGCAATTAAGGCTAGGCGGTGCAAGCCAGCTAGGTAATTTGGCTGCACAGCAACAAGCATTGCGTCTTGGTGGCGCTCAAGCGGTTATGGGTGCTGGCGGTGCGCGTCAGGCCCAAGAGCAGCAACAAATGGATGCAATCCGAAACATTGGCCTCCAGCGTTTGGGTGTGGTCCAGTCTTCACTGGGTGCGCAGCCTGCCAATCTTGGGATGGTGGCCACAACGCCATACAGCCAGAATGCTGGTGCTGGCGCCCTCGGTGGCGCACTGGCTGGCGCAAAGCTAGGAAGCATTGTTCCAGGTGTTGGCACTGGCATTGGCGCTGGTGTTGGCGCCTTGCTTGGCCTTTTGTAAGGAATAAAAATGGCTGAATTTAATTTTGATGGACTACTAGGCAATTTGTTTGGTGGCGGTGGCGACAGTGAGCTTGAAAAGCTATTGACGGCCAAGCAGCGCGAACAATTAGGTTTGCAGTCAACACTGTCAGCCGCGGCTGCTTTGCTCCAGGCTGGTGGTAGAAGCCCACAGCGTATTGGCTTGGGTCAGGCTTTAGGCTCTGCCCTGCAAGCCGGCCAAGGTGCTTATGAAAAGGGAGTGACTGGCGCTTTTGGTAATTTGGTGACAGCGGCCAAGCTCAAAGAAATGCAGCGGGAAGCTGCTGCCAATGAGGCTTATGCAAAGCAATTCACTGGGCCAGCTGTGGCGCCATTGACATCAACTCAAGCGGCATTGATGGCGCCAGTTTCTGCTGCCGGCCCAGTGGGTCCAACTGTCGCACGCGCTCAATTGGCTGCACAAATGCCTGCACCAACTGCTACGCCTGGCATCATTGGTTCACTAAACCCAGAGATGCGTCAAATTCTTGGCGGCATGACGCGCAAAGAAGGTCAGCCAGAATTGCTCAAGATTGGCATGGCCCAGACTGAATTTGGAAAGCCAGAGCCAATGGTGGTCAATGGCCAAGTCAAAATGATGCAATTCAATAAACTTGGCCAGTCAAGAGAGTACACGGGCGCTACACCATACGAGGCTCAATCACCTGACATTCGCGCTGTGGAGT